CTTTAGGTTCTTTAGGTTGAACCGACATGCTTCTATCCATGTACTTATTATAAGCTGCAAGAGCCTGTCCTATTAACATTATATTCCCCTATTAAAATCCAAACACTTTGCCAGCGTATCCTAATGCCAACTTACTTACAAAGTCACCAATAGAACTAGATGATTGTACATCTGCTTGATATTCTGCTGTTGATCTGGCCTGTCCTGCGGCTAAGTGACTCAGTGTTACAGCATTCTGCCTGTCACGTTCATTGTCAGATGAGGTCCATGCCCACTCCATCATGTCGGCATGTTCCTGCCACAGATTAGAATATGCTTGATTAGACATGTCAAGTACAGATGCAGCATTAATTTCATTAGCTCTATTGACAGCGGCAGTACCTGCAGTTGCAATCTCCCTACGCCATACAGCATTAGACTGTGCAATGACTAAACCGTTCTGTGCATTAAACTGATCACGCTGGTTCTGTACCTCTGTGTTAAACTTATTGACAGCATTCTCTTCACCAGCATTAAACTGTGACATAGCATTAGTTTGTGTTGTATTAAACTGAGAGGTCTGTGTTTTAAGATTAGCAAAGAACTGGTCAGATTGGTTCTCACTAGTTGCATTGAATTGCTTGGCTGCATTGTCTGCTGCCTGATCAGTAAACAAAGACTGTGTACGTGTCTGTGCCTTAAACATTTCTGTCTGTTGTTGGTTAGCTAGGTTAGTCATGTCCATTGCAAGGAAAGACTGAGCATTCATTACTGCAGCAGACTGTCGGTTACTTAGGTTAGCCATGTCAAGGTTTGCCAGTGACGATGCCTCTGCCATAGTAAGGGCTTGCTTATTGGATAAGTTACTTAGATTCATAGTGTTAGCTGCACGGCTATTCTCTAAGGCGACCTGTTGTTCTGCAGTAAAGTTCATGTTAGCTATATCACTAACCTTGGCTGCATTAGCTACACGTGACTGAAAGGCTTGGTCAAACTCCTGCCCAATAAAGGTAGCACGTTGCTGTGCTGCAAGCATTGTCCTAGCCTGACGATTACTAAGGTTCTGCATTTCAAACCCTGCAACGGTCTGTGCATCTGCACTAGCAATAGGCAGTGCCGACTCCATAGCGGCCTGTATAAGAGCCTGTCCTGCCATGCTACTAGCACCAAGGCCACGTGCAGCCATCTGCGCTGTGACGTTCCTCATGGCTCCTGCGGCCCAAGGAGGTGTAGCACCACCCTCAAAGTCCTGCATCAAGCCTTCAAGCTGTCCCTGTACAGTAGCTTTGTCTGTTGGTGTGGCTGTTGCTGCCTGTATTTCTTCTGAAAACTTAGCAGCCTTCTCAGCATTAGCTGCTGGTTCAATGATCTCACCTGCCTGTAGCTCACGCTGTACAGGATTATCCATTACAAGTGCTGTACCCTGTGCTGCATCTACAGTTGATACAGCAGTCTCAGTTTGTTGTTGTCCTGTTACTTGTGCATCATCTGATACAGTGCCTTCTGCTGTACCTGTTTTGTCAAGTACACCCTCTACAGTACCTGCAGTTTTAGTTGGGTCTACTTCAGCTATGCCTTTTGTTGGAAACGAAGGCATGTAACCTGTTGGTGTACCTTGACTGTACATTGGTTGAGGAATATTAGTTTCACTAATAGGTAAGTTAGGATTATATTCAGGTTGCTTTCTTAGCTGAATTTGCTCCAACCCACGAAACTCATTACGTGGATCATTTGCAGTAGCCTGTGCAGCAGTACCCTGTGTAGCTGTGGCTGTAGGTGACACTGCACCAACCTGTCCTGTGCCAGCACCAATGTCCTGACTAGTCTGTGCTACAGTGCCAGTAGCTGAAGCAACACCACCAATAGGTAGTGCTGGTCCTTGCATACGGTTTACTGTAGTCTGTCCAATACTATCAGGTACAATAGTTTTCTTATCTTCTTCAGTTACAGTACCACCTTCAGCATATTGTTTACGTACCATTCCACCATTCATCATTTGAATAGCTTGGCTTTGAAAGTTATTAAACTTTGTCTGTGCTTCAGGATCAGCTTCTAAGAAATCTTTGAATTTACCCATGTCACCTTGAAAGCCTAGCGTACCTGCTATTCTTTCCATTGCTTGTGGTTTAAATCCTTGAAACTGCATTGCCATTTTTTATTTCCTTTATTGTCATAAGACAAAGTATACTCAATATATTTTTCTTGTCAAGTAATAATTTGTTACACTTTAAAAACCGTCTTTTAATCCATCCAGTATGTCTTGCACTGTAACTTTTTTCTTAGCGTTAGGTGTGTATCTACATTGATAAGTACTGGGACATTCACTAAACTTAAACATAGGGTAGTGGTATCCTATTGTCCCATTAGGTCCACGGTATATGCAAACCATTTCCCCTTGTATCTTAGTTCTTTTAGCTAAACTACAAGTAACGTATTCTGGGTTAGTTAAAAACCCTGCTAGTACTAAGGGCAATACAAAAAGATTAATCATTAACTTACCCCTAATATTACTAAGTAGATGCCTCCACCTAGAACACTAATAATACCTAAAGACAAACCGCCTATAGCCATATTGTTTTGTATCTGTCGTTTGGCTTCCATTGCAGCGTACACAGTTTCTTCCCGTTCTTTGCGTATCTGTCTACGCATCTGTAACATATCATCGTATGTAGAAGGGCCAAACCTCATGTTAAGCATGAACTTTATTTCTTTTTCTTTTTCAAGCAGTGTCTTCTTACGAACAACAAGGTCCATTGCTTCTTGTTCAATGTTGTCAGTACCGTGTGTCTGCTTGTCTAACCATGTAGGGTTCTTACGTTGTGACTCAGCCCTAGTAATGTCAGCTACTGCACCGTACCATGCCCCTAGTTGCTGTGATACATCTTGTATCTCTCTGCCAGCACCAACGAGCATCTTGACCCCCTTGAAAGCTGCGTTAGCTGCAGCAAATGCTGTTAGGGGATCAATCATTTGTTTATCTCTGTGCGACTATGGAGTGCATGGCATTCTTTATTGCTTCTACATTGGCATCAATACGTGCAATGGTTACGTCATTCTCATGTATGTCATCAGCTAGTCTTGCTGTACTAGCTTCTATGTCAGCTATCTCAGCCCTGTTGTACTGTATGTCAGACACCATGCCTGATACTGCCCAGACAACAGCAGCACCTTGAGCTAGTAATGCCCCTGCTATTGTTACTACTGTCCAGTTAATATCCATTATGAGTTTACTCTGCCGTACATGGTAATTGAGCCTGATGCTATGTTACCGGAATTATATAAAAATTTAATAGCGTTAACTACAGTTGCTGCTTTTGTTTTGCCGGGTCCATATAGGTTGCGGATGTCCTCTAAGGTACCATTTGCTATTGTATGAATACCACCAGTTGTAAATAAATATGTTGGAGCATTTATATGTGGAAAATTTAAGTTTACGTCAGCAGAAAGACCACCATCAGAAGTTGCGTTACCCGACCCAGAATAAGAAATACGAATTCGTGGGGCATCCCCTGCACTTTGACCAGCGGTAGACAAAACAGTGTAACTGTCAGATGCTGTTAAATAATTTGAACCACCGTCAACACTAAGCACTATTTCAATATGAACATCATCTGTTGCAGGTAAAACATTACCTAAAGAAAAAATATAGCTGTCGTATTTACTTGCGTCAAAACCCGTAAAAGAAACAGAGGCGGCACTACTAGCATCAGTAGAGGCTATAAACTCTAACCCACCACCAATCTTAGTGCCAATATAGGTAGCAAGCCTAGTCATTGTAGCTTTACGATTAGTGCCACCTGCACCATCATCTACAATCATCAGGTCTGCGTCTACTAAGGCTGCGCCAATGTCTGTGCCACCGTCTATGTCTAGGTCAGCTAAGTTAATAGAACCATCAGGGAACGTAGGTGTGCCAGCAAAGGTTACACCTGTTGTACCAGTAGGTATACTAATGACTGTAGCATCAGCATCATTCTTAATAGTTACATCTGATGTAGTACCTTGTCCTGTAAGCACCAATCCATCAGCAGAAGCATAACCTACTGCAGCATCGTCACCAGCAGCAGTATCTCCTGTTGCATTAAGTGTACCTGCTACAGTAAGATCACCAGCCATCGTAACATTAACTGTCCCTGTAGGTATCTCTAATACGTCTGCGTCAGCATCGTTCTTGATTGTTACATCATTAGTTGAACCCTGACCAGTTAAGATCAAGCCTTCTGCTGCTGTATAACCTACTGCTGCATCATCACCTGCTGCTGTGTCACCTTCAGGTAAGAACGTACCTGATGTACTTACATCTGCAGTAAACGCACTACTGCTTGCCTCAAAAGCATTGAAAGCAAGAATCTCTACAGTGTCATCTGCTGCTGCACCTACAGCTAGTACTACGTCTGTACCATTAGTAGCAACAAAGTCTGCCCTAGCTAGATGCACACCATTGAGAAATACTGATACTAGATTAGGAGTGTAACCTCCTGTAGCAAAAGTAGTTTGATTTGAAGTAGCAGTAAAGACACTCCGACTTTCTGTTGCTTGAGGTACTGGGATTGTGCCAATATAACCTGCCATTATTTTGTTTCCTTATGTTCCATTAGCTATGCCGTACATTACGATTTCGCCTGATTCTATATTGCCACTGGTAAATGCAAATCTTATGGCGTCTGAGTCTTCAGCAACTAAATGAGCAGAATTAACAGGTGAACCAACCCCCACTTCCTCTACCTTACTATTTGTATGCATATAAGTTCCATTACATTGTGAATATGTAAAAGCACTTGCTAAATGAGG